GCCGACAGGATCCCGACCTCGTTGGGCAAGGTCAGATCGCTCCAGGGGCTCGCGTCGGCCGGGTTCACCGCCCAGCTCGAATACACGGGCTTGGGTGCGAGGTCCGGCACGGTCTCGGGTGCGGCATCGTGGTTGACCCCGCCCATGCGCAGGAAGCCCGCCGTGGCGTCGGGCCCGACCGTGCCCGCCTGCGCGATCTGCTTGAGATGCACGCCCGCGATGGCAGAGACCGAGGCGGGTCCGGTCGGTCCGGTCAGAGAGAAGGACATGCGCTGTCCCGCTGCCGTGCTGGCGACCCGCGTGGCGATATCGCCATCGCGCAGCGCGTCGATGCTGCCCACCATCTGGTTGAAACTGGCGATGGCATTGGGGCTGCGCCGCACGAAGCGCCGCCCGATGGTCGAGACACCGTCGAGGGCCGCGATATGGGCGTAGTACCAGGTGCGAGTCGAGGCAGAGCCGTGGAGGGCGGTGTTGGCAAAGACCACATGGCGCGGCTTGCCCTTTCCATTCGCATTCGCGGCAGTGGCAGTCGATTGCAGCACGCCATCGACATAGAGCTCGATGGTGATCTGTGCGCCGACCGCCACCCGCACGTCGATCCATTGCGGCTGGCCATTCGGGGCGGTGTAGGAGGAACTGCCCTGCACGCTGGTGTCGCCCGCGGCGATGGCGTGATAGCGGTTGGTGGTCGTGACCGGCTTGATCTGGGCCAGCAGCACGTTGGTCGCGCTGTAGAATTCCAGGAAGTTGGCCTCTGACCGGTTAATGCTGTTGGCATCGGCGTTGGGCGGGACGTAGCGGAACCCCAGCCAGAGATCGCCCGCAGGTTCCAGCACCGAGAAGGAGAACGGCGCGGAATAGGTGCTCGATCCGGAATGCCGGATCGCGTTCACGTCGAGCGTCGGGTCGAACCCTCCGGCGGTCGTGTTCAGAAGCCCCGAGATGCCGGCGATGTCGGTGGGCTGGTGGCCCAGATGCAGGATGTAACTCATGGCAGTTCCACTTCGATGTAGAGGGCGGATTGGGCAGCGGTGAGGGACGAGCCCCCGCCGTGATCGAGGAAGATCGAGACGCCGCCCGAGGTCAGACGCGTGCCGCCGCCGAGATCGAACCAGGCCTCGAACTCGCCGACGCTGAGGTCCTTGTTCCAGGCCAGTTCGATGAAGGCATGCGTCTCGAAGATCCGCAGGTCGGGGTGCTCGTAGCCGAGAGGCAGTACGCCGGGCGGCACCGGGTAGCTGAACTGGGAGGGCTGCGAGCGCAGCGTGCCGCCGTCGCCGGGATTGCGGCCCTGGACCTGCGGATAGAAGGCCGTGCTCTGCGCGGCCGTCCAGGTGGCCGCCCCGCTCACCGGATCGTCGCGCCAGACGCCGTTCCTGCCGATCCAGAGGCGCGCAGTGCTTGGGTCGAGAACGAACATCAGCACGTCGCCCGCCCCGAAGGTCGGCAGCCCCGTCAACTGCTGGGCGGCCGTGGCAGTGTTCGACGACCAGAGGGAGCCGTTGCCGCGATAGCCGATGGAGCCCAGCGTGATCGGGTTGTTGCCGACATTGAACTCCTCGCGCTGCGCGGCCGAGACGACGCCCATGTAGCCGTCGAAACTGGTGGCTCCGCTGGCTGCACAGAGAACTTCCCAATAGCGCCGCCCATCCGAGGGCAGGATGGCCTTGGCACTCGGCACCCAGCGCATGTAGTTGGTCCCGCCAGAGGTGTTCACTGCGGTCTGGTTGCCATCCGACAGCGTGTAGCCCGGAGGGCGCCGCGTCGCGTCGAGTTGCCAGACAGAGCCGATATCGACCGGCGGGGCCGTATTGCCGCCTTGCGCCAGGATGGCGGCGCGCATCATCAACAGGCTCATGCGACGGCTCCCGCCAGCGCGCCCTGGATGACCCAGGCATCCGCCCCGCGTTTGACGAGGGCGGCGCCTGACCACTGGCCATCGAGCGCAACAGAACCGCCCGTGACGCCATTGAGCGACACGCCCGGAGCCGCCGCGACCGTGGCGATCCCGGCGCCGACCTGCGTCACGTTGATGAGCGTGCCGATCTCGAAGGGTACGGTCGCCTCGACCGGGATCGTCACGGTGACGGCAGAGGATCCGGTGGTCTCCAGGATGCTGCCCAGATCGACGGCTTCCAGCGTGTGGCTGGTCGCCGTCAGCGTCCGGATACGCACGACGCCCGGGCGCGGCACCTCGATCCATGCCCCTGCGGTGAAACGGACATGCCGCGCTTCATCCGCGATCCAGACCTTCCAGCCCTCTTCGGGGGTCAGGTAGACCCATGCAGCCGCGCCGGCTGGCGATTGGTCCCAAAGCGCAAGTGCGTTGGCATTGGCGCCTGCCGCGGCGGGCACGATGGCGATCTGGCCTGCGGTGCCGGTCCCAGGAAGTGCTGCGGTCCGCGATGTGGCGCGCGCCTGCACGAGGGCCGAGAGACGGCGCAGGTCTTCGCTGAGGCTGGTGCCCCAGTTGCGCTGGCCGGGATCGTAGAAGGCGCGCAGCCCCAATCCCGGCATGATCCGTTCGGGCATGCTTGGTCTCGCTTGTCGTTATGTGATGGCGGGGCTCAGGTGCCCCAGAGGAAGCCCCAGCCGCGATCCCATCCGGCGGCAAAGGGCGCGGTCAGCCGGAACCGGCGTGCCTCGCGGTCGGTGACCCAGCTGCCTCCAACCAGACGACGCGACCGGACGGCGAGGTCGATCTCGGCCGTGCGGTCCGGGGCGCCGGTCTCGGGGATGTCCTCCGGCGCCAGCGTCCAACTCGTCCCGCTGCCAGCGTCGATCACAATTCCGGGCGGCATGAGCGCCGCGCCCGTGTCGGGGTCGATCCAGCGCACCTCAATCGCGTAACCGACGCCCGGCTCCGGCCCGATGGAGGCAGCGGTGTGGTCGACGATCACGGGGCTGGTCTGGGTCAGCCGGTCGCGATGGGTCCAGGTCAGCGCCAGATCATCGGCGATCAGCGCATCGACATCCGGGCTGTAGCTGCCGTTGGCCTGCACCCGACCGGGCGGCAGGGGCCGGATGGCGCGCCGGTCGAGCGTCACGCTGTCCTCGGGCGCCAGCGCGAAGGCGAGCGTGCCGCGCCCGGTCTCGGGCAACAGCCGGATCGCAAGGGTCTCGCCTGCTGCCCAGCTGTCCTCCGTGATCCGCGCGCCTTCGTCAAAGAAGATTACCGGCGTATCTGCGGCATGCACACGCGGCACGGTGTCGAGGCATCCCCGACCAACCGTGATGGCCGTAGAGGTGATCCCGTCGACGCGGACCAGTTCGCCACCGATGCTCGCCAGCGTGCCGATGCCGACCTCGCCGATGTCGCGCCAGCCGGTGACAGGAAGGACACGCGCCTCCGGGTGGTCCGTGACGTCCGCCGCCAGCAGCGCCGTCGGCGCGAAGGCGACCACGCCCTCCTGCGCAGGGCTGGTGCCGGGGTCGATCCAGAGTTCCGCCGCCAGCGCATCGGCGCTGGGGCGCTCGCCCGTGGCGACCACCGCGCCCGCATCTGGATCCTCCGACAGGATGCGGTCGGCCTCGGTATGGCCCAGTTCGCGGACGAGCAGCCAGTAAGTGGCTTCCTCGACCATGCGCCGAGAAAGCGCCCTAGGTGGAGCGGCGACCCCGGACCCGGTCGGCATGCGCCCGCCTGCGATGGCGGTCGCGCCAAGGGCAAAGACGTCCTCGGCGAGCTTCAGCCGGATGCCGTTATCGCGCCCGTCGCCTTGCCCGATCTCGGAGATACGCATCACCACATCATCGAGCCCGAGGCGGGGCGACCGCAGCCGGATCACATCGCCTGGCCCGAGATCCGCGCCTTCGCGGTTCACCACGATCTCGCCCGTGAGCAGCGGCACCGAGAGCGCGCGTAGGTCGCGCTCGGCCACGCGGATCCCCAGCCCCTGGTAGCGGATGCCTGGATAGTCGAGCGTGGTGGCGATCACCTCGCCCATGGACTGCACCCGGGCAGTGTCGGTGACAGAAACCGCCCCCGTGTCGTCTGTCCAGGCATCGGTGAAACGCACGGTCACGCTGTTGACCAGGTCCGACGGCGCGCGGCGCCCCAGCCGCCCCCAATCCACGACATTGGTCTCATCGAAGAGTGGCACTGTTGCGGCCGTGTAGTCGGCCCGGATCAGCTTCAGTTCCCAGAGCCCGGTGCGCCGGTCGATGAAGAGTGTCGCGTCGATGTGGTCGAGAACGCTGCCGATGAACTCCTCGATGGAGCTGTCCTGCTGCCAGATCAGCGACAGGCCGAAGCCCTCGGTGTAGAGCGTGTCCGCGGCCGCCGTGAAACTCGCCCCGATCTCGACCGTCGAATAGCCCAATCCCCAGTCGCGGTTCGTCAGGCACTCCCGGATGATATGGGCCGGGTTCATATCCGGGCCGTTCCCGAAGGCGCCGCGCAGGGAGGCAACCAGCGCCTGCGGGTTGCCGGCCGGGATCACCGGCACGCCGTCCACCGGCGTGTTGTCGATGCGCGCGGTAGAGGTCGTGTTGGCCAGCGCGATGTTGAAGCCGAAGATGTCAGCGGGCGGCAGCGCGCGAATGATCGCCAGCGCTGCATCGACCGAGGAGACCGGCGAGGGCTCGCCATCGGTCACGAAGATCACGATCCGTCGCTTGGACCCGCCGCCCGCGAAAAACGCTCCCGCCTGCGAAAACGCTGCGTCGAAGCTGGTGCCGCCCGAGGTGCTGTTCGAGAGCGCCAGCATCCAGGCCTCGAGCGCGGCATAGTCGTCCGGACCCATATCGCGGCGCTCGATCGATGCTGCAACGCCTGCGTTCCAGAGCACGATGCGGATGTCGTTCGGACGGTCGGGATCGACGCTGGCCCCGATCTCGCGGATCAGGGCGGCAACGCCCGACTTCTGCGCCGCCATGCGCGTGCCCGACATCGAGCCCGAGACATCGAGCGCGATATAGATCGCGGCGTCCGAGATATTGGCCTCTGGCACGATGGCCGCCTTCTCGGGATACCATTGCGCCGCCCCCGCCTCGCCGGACAGCACGCGGGTCACGCGCACGGCCCATGGCTTCAGGTACGGGTTGATGCCGAGATAGACCTGCCGCAGCACCAGGCTGCAGAGCCCGCGATAGCCGGGCACGTCGCCATTCATCCGAGCAGCCAGGTAGTCGTTCTGACCCTGGCCCGGCCCGCCCATCAGCACATCGACATCGCCGCGAATGCCGCCCTCGCGGCTTTCGCCGCCGAAGAGGTCGGCCTTGTCGATGCGGATGCGCCCGCCTCCGGCGCCGGCATTGCTGGCCGCGCTGGTCGCCTCGAACACCTCGACCGCTTGCGCGGGGAAGCTCAGCGCCTCGGGCATGACGGACCACGAGGTGACGTTTGTGCCGGCGTTGAACGTGACGCCGCGCAGCGTGATGGTCTGGCTCGTGCCATTCGCCAATTGCAGCCGGTAGTCCCGGCCGATGCGCACCCCGGCGCGCGTCCCCGGAAAGGTGATCGTGGCGCCCGTGTCGCCTGCCAGCGCGGCAGTTGCCGCCATGCCTGCGACTGTGCCGATCCGCGTCTCCACGGCCGCGCCGCCACCCGAAACGCCGCCGCCGGTCGTGACAGACCATGCGGTTCGGCGGTCAACGAGGATCTCGCGAATGGCATCGATCGGCCCATGGCAGAGCGCAAGATGCATCCCCAGCGAATAGCGGAAGCCAACGGTCTGCGCCTTGCTACGCCCGCCCATCGCATGCCTCCCGCTGCTCGGCGATCGTGATCACCGGCTCCACCAGCGCATCCCCAGTCGCGCGCAGCCGGTCGGCATCGATGCCGTGGGAGAGAAAGTCCTGCCAGTCGAGCTCGTGGCGGCGGAACCATGGCCGCACGCCCGCAAGGCAATAGCGCGCGTCGCGCAAGTCCTGGATCGTCACACGCGTCACTTCTTGCCGCCTTTCTTCTTGATCGGATCCACCTTCAGGTCGCCTGCCCAGACGACGTTCGGCCCGGTAATCAGCACCGTCCCGAACACCACCGGGATCGGCCGCCCTTCCTCGGCGGTGGGCAGGGAGAAGTCGTCCAGCCCCGCCGCCTGAGGCTTCTCGACCTTGGGGCGCGGGCTCAGCGCATAGGAAATCGCCGAGAGCACCAGCCCGAGGACGAGCCGTGCGATGAAGGTCCAGACCATTTGGCGTTCTCAGACGATGGAGCTGCCGCCGAAGGGATTGCGGCCGGGGATCTCGGGGAAGCCCCCGAAGTTCGCAAGGTTGCCGAACTTCGCAGCGCAGGTGGCGGCGCGCAGATCGCAGCCCGGGGCGATGTCGACGAGGACCGGGATCGGTGTGCCGGTTTCCGGGTCGATCTCCGGCGCAGCCAGCGCCGCCGCCAGTTCCGGCATCGGGCGCGACAGCATGAGACTGGCCCCGGCGTGGCCGGTGATGAACCCGAGCTGCGCGCCGAACCTGAGCACACCGCCCCGGTACCAGCCGGCGGGCTCAGCCGACGCCTCAGGGATCGTCAGGCTCGAGGCGTTGCCGGATACAGCCGTCACCGTGCCGGTCAGCCAGTAGAGCGCGATGTCGAGGCCGCAGCCGCGCCCATAGAGCGCGTGTCGGCAAAGCCGCTGGTACTTAGCCCGCACTCCCGCGCGTCGCAGCGTGCTGAAGATCGACTCCGCCTGCAGAAGGATGCGCTGCCCCTCGGCCTCGGCGCCCACCACGCGGCCCTTCCAATGCGCGACCGTCTCCCCCAGCACCTGCTCGTGGCCACGGAAGATCGTCAGCGTCACGGGCGTGTTGCCCAAGGGACCGAGGAAGCGCCGCGCGAAAGGATGCGAGAGCGGCCAGGTCAGTTCCAACCGCCCGCGCTCGATCTCGCTCGTCTGCACCACATCGCCATGGGCCACGGCGGCAGGCTCCCAGGTGATCGTATCCCCGCCGCTGCCCGCGCTGGTCCAGGCAGTGGCGCGGCTGGTGAAACGCCAGACCTGATCGCCTTCCACGAACTGGTAGAGGAAATAGGGTCGGCCCTCGGCGACCGAGGCTTCGATGCTGGCATAGGTCATGCGGGCACCTCGACGACAGGCAGCGTGACCTCGCTCGCCACAGCGCCATGCTGGATCTCGACGCGGTCGGCATCCGCGCGCATCGCGGTCAGGAAATGCACCCTCGTCGTGAGCGAAACCGGCTCGCCGAGGTTCGAGGACAGCGTCAGCCGGTGATCCGCGCCCTCGGCGATGGCGGCTGTGATCGTCCGGAAGCGCAGTGCGGTCGGCATTTCCAGCAGGATCGCGCGGCCAACATAGGCCTGGAGCGACGCGACCGGCGCCACGCGCATCAGCGTGGATCCAGAGGTCATGGCTGCGCGCAACTGCAGCTCGCGCCCCCAGGTCGGCAGCCAGAAGCTGGCCTGCCGCCCGCGAAGCGACCAGAGCCAGCGGCGCAGGGAATGGCGTGCGAAGGGGCCTTGCGCCTTCAGCGTGATCGTCTCGCTCCGCTCGAAGACGTCGCCCAGCGGCTCGACCACAACCGGGCCGAAGCCAGTGTCGACGTATTCGACCGCGCGGCGCAGGCTGGCGCTGAGCGGGCGGCGCACAAGGCTCGGGTCGGTCTGGACCGGACGGCCGAGATAGGTCGGCAGCACCGGTGCCACCAAATCTGGCGCATCGCGCAGAAGGAAGCTGGCGGTGACCGTGCCATCTCCCTGCCTGCGGCGGGTAACCTCGATGGCCGAGGTCAGCACGCCTGCGCGGATCGGCGCGACCGTGATGCGCGGCGCGGCCACCGCTGGACTGGGCAGTTGCAGCCCCAGAGGCTCCGCCAGGATCAGCCGGTCGGCCAGAACGCTGGCGATGGACACGGCCGCCGCCTCACGGCCATCGACCGTGATCGCTACCAGTTCCCCGCTGCGAAAATCCGAGAGCCCCGTATCGAGCAGGATCTCGGTCGCGCCTTGCGCCAGATCGGCATTGGGCTGCAGCGCCATGTGCCAGAGCGGCACATGCCAGTCTCCGGCAAACCCGGCACGGGCGAGTTCCGCGGCGCGCGCCATCCCCAGCGCATCCAGCCTGTGCCGAAAGGTGACGATCTCGCGCGGGCGGGGCCGGAGCCCGATGCGCTGTTCGCCCGCGCGCGATGTCAGCACATCGGTGCGCCATTCCAGCACCTCGGTGATCTCCTGCGCCGCCGGGAAGGACCAGAGTGGCAATTCAGGCATTCAGCGCACTCCTGTTGCGGCGGATGACGTTCAGGATGGCCCGCTCACCCGAGCGCGTGGCGAGGTAGTCGCCGACCACAGACGGGTCGAGCACGTTGATGATGCGCGTCGACATGTCCTGCGCGGGTTGGGCGGGCGTGCTGTTCATCTCGACCCCGAGCCGCCCGTCGCGCCCGCGCCGGAGCGGCAGGATCGCCTCGGGCCCGGCCTCGCCCATCAGCCCGATGCCGCGGGAGAACGGGAACACCGTCGGCCGGTTGACCACACCGCCGCGCGCGAAGGCCGTCAGTTCCTGGCCACCTGCAAATGCACCGCCCTTGGCGAAGCCGAACAGGCTCGCGAAGAAACCACCACCGCCGCCCATGCCCGAGAAGGCCCGCATCAGTGCATTCTCGATCGGCTTGAACGCCAGCTCGATCAGCCGGTTCGCAAGGTTCTGGGCAATCCGCGAGATGGCGCTGGCAAAGGTCTCCCAGGTGAACTCACCCGACTGCAGCGCTTCCTTGATGGGACCGACAATGTCCTGCGCGAGGCCTTGCGCGATCTCGCGCGAGCGTTCCTGTGCCGCGCGCACTGCCGCGGCCGTGGCCTCCCAGGCACCCCGTGCCGTATCGGCCGCCTCACGCAACGCCTGACCCGCACCGCGACCGGCCCCGCCTGCGCGGCCCGCAGCCTCACCCGTGGCCTCAAGCGACTCTCCCAGCCCCTCAGCGGCCGTCCGCGCGCCGTTCAGCGCAGCCTCCGCGCCGAGACCGCTGCCCGTCACCGCCTGGCGCAGGGCGTCAATGGACTCGAGCGGTGCTGTCGCCGCTTCCGCCACACCAGCCATCGTCGCACGCAGGGCCTCGGCTTGGCCGCGCGCTTCCTCGGCATAGGCACCCAGCCCGAGGTCTGGCATGGTGATCGGTTCAGCATTGAACGCCGCCTGAAACGCCGCACGCGCCTCGGCACCGGCCTCAGTCGCCGACCCAGCGAAGGGGTTATCGATCCGGCCGAGTTCCAGATTGCCGATCAGCGAAATCCGCCGCTCGATCCCCAGCGCCTCGAGCCCGCCGTTGATCCCTTCGAGGAAGCCGTTGATGCGCTCGCCGACGCCATTCAGCATCGCCTCTACGCCCGCGATCAGCGCGTTCGCCGCCTGGAACGCAAAATCCCCGATCGCCGCGGGCAGTGCGCCCCAGAGCACCTTGATCGCATCGAGCGCCCCCTGGAAGGTGTTCAGCGCCCCGTTCCCGAAACCGACCACGGCTTGCAGCGAGGTCTGCAGCGCCTCGGCGATGGCGGCCTTGATATCGGCCCAACTCGCCATGATCGCGAGACCCATGGCGACAGCGCCGAGCTTCATGCGCTCCCAGACCTCGCGGGCAAGATCGCCCAGAAGGGAGAGCGCGTTGCCGAAGCCGCCCGCACCGCGCACCAACTGACCGAACCAATAGATCAGCTCGCCCGCGCCCACGATGAGCGCACCGATCCCGGTGCGGATGATCGCCCCGCGCAGGAGCGTCAGCGCGCCCGCGAGGCTGATTGTGGCGACCTGCGCCGCGACAAACCCCGCAACCCAGCGCGCGGCCATGAATCCCGCGAAGGCGATGCCGATTGCCGCCAGCCGCTCCATGTTGTCGGCGAGCCCGATCAGTGCCGCAGCCAGCGTCGATGAGGCGCCGACCATCTGATCCCAGGTGCCGACCAGTTGCAGCGCGGCATTGCCGATCAGCGTGAACGCATCGCCGATGGTCGCCGGCATGCTGTCGGCTTCCTCGCGCAGCAGCTCGAGATTGCCGATCAGGGCGGTTCGGATCACTTCGCCGGTGATCCCGCCCTGCTGGCCCAGCCTGCGCAGGCCGGAGACAGTGGTACCAAGCTCGGCCGCCAGAAGCTCGGCGAGCCGCCCGCCGTTCTGGATGACCGTGTTGAGGTTGTCCCCGCTGAGGGTGCCAAGCGCCATCGCGCGCGAGAGGGCCGTCTGCACCGAGGCCGCGCGTTCCGCCCGCGCGCCGGACACCACCATGGCGTTGTTCAGCGCCTCCGTGAAATCCAGCGACTCCGCCGTGGTCAGCCCCAGTTCGCGCAGCGCCGTGGCATTGGCCAGCCAGGACTCTGTGGTCTGGCCGAGGCTCGAGTAGGTCCGCCGCGCCATGGTGGCGAGCCGTTCCATGACGGCCGCGCCCGCCTCCTGGCTGCCGGTCGCGAGATCGACACGCGAGCGGAGGTCGGTCCATTGGTCGGCATAGGCCACGAGCTGCCGCGTGCTGATCGCGGCGCCGAGGATCCCCATGACGCGGCGCACCACGGTGCCGGTGATGTCGGCCTGCCGCTCGATCCGCTTGAAATTGCGCTCGCCCGCATCGCCGATCCCCTGGAATTCGGCCTTCACCTGCCTGCCGCCCTCGGCGACGAGGCGGACGGAAACGCGTTTCTGGGCCATGGATCAGGATTCCTGACGAGCGGGACGTGGAATGCGGGGCGGGTTCATCAGCCGCGGGACAGAGACGCCCGGTCATCAGCCGTGCTCTGTTCATTGAACTTGCGAACCATCACGGCCTCGATCACCGGCAGGCTTTCCGCCGCGATCAGCGGGTTGACCCCGAGCGCCTGTGCCATGGCCAGCACCGCGGTCATGTCCCAGCCCAGAACCACAGTCCCGTCGGCGCTGGATGCGACGCGCAGTTGTCCCATCAGTCGCTGCGCCAGATCCCAGACCTGCCAGCCTTCCGGGGTTTCCGGCTGGTTCAGCCGCGCCGGGCATTCCGGGCAAGGCCCTTGGCAGGCTTGGCAGTAGCGATCGCCCCCGCCGAGCCACCATTCGGCAAGGGCGCAGAGACGTTTTTTTCCTGCTCCAGCAGCAGCCATTTCGCGACATAGGCGGACTGGAAGGCATCAAAGGCGGGCCAGATATCGAGGAGCGCGTCGATCCCCTCGGGCGTCACCGGGACCGGGTTGCCCTCGGCATCGCCGACACCCTCCCAATCCAGCACTGCGCGCCGCGCCACGGCCTTGGCCATGATCATCGACAGTTCCTCAGGCCCGGCCTCGGGCGGCAATGCCTGGATCGCCGCATCGTTGCGCGCCGAGACCATCAGCGCGGTGGTCAGCGGCCGCAGCTGCAGCCGCACGCCCGGCAGCAGATCGAGCCAGCGTGGCGCATTGGTGAGATCAAGTGTCAGCATCAATAGGTCTCCCGTTCGTTCACCAGCGTGACCGTGCACATGCGCCCCGTCACCGGATCCTTCGCCGCCTGCCAGTCGAAGCTCGCCTGCACGCCCTGCGGCCCGGAAATCTCGATGCGCGGGCGCGGCAGGTAGACGGCATGTGCCACCAGCGTCAGGCTCTCGCCCGAGGTCAGCACGTAGGCGAAGGTCATGTCACAGGGCTCGCCATTGATCGCCTGGTTGACCAAGAGCTGATCTGCAAAGCGCACCTCGATCCGGCCGGTGAGCGCAGCCATGCCCGGGTCCGCGCCATCGATGCGGCCATCCGAGCGGATCGTCTCGATCCGGTCGAGCGTGTTGGCATAGGTGATCTCGGCCGAGACGATGTTGCCAAGCGGCTGGCCATTGCGCGTGATCGCACCGTTGAAATGGCCGAAGCGCTGCAGGTCGATCTCGGCCAGCGTGCCTGCGGCGGAGGTCGTGGCGATGGCCTCGCCCTGCGCGACCAGGCTTGCCGTCGCGGTCAGCAGGCCCGAGCGCTGCATCTGCCAGCTGAGCGTGTCGATCATGCAGCCCGAATACATCGCGAAGCGCGGCACCTCGGGCATGCCGGTCTCGATGGACATCGAGGGCAGCACCCAGCTGCCCGAGCGGAACTCGTGGCTGTAAGGCGCGGCGGTGCCGGTGGTGATCGGCTGTCCGAAGGCGGCCTTCAGCCAGAAGCCGAAGGCCTCCGCATCTATCGGCACGACGACATTGCCATCGGCCGTCAGCGCGTCCTTGATCGGCGCCAGCGGATCGCGTCCGTAACCGAGCAGTTCGCTGTTCAGGAGCGGCTGCTCTGCCCCCAGCGTCGCGCTGGCGAATGGCATCCGCGTGAAGCCGCTCGCGGGCGGCGTGCCATAGGTCGTCTCGAACGCAAGCGCCATCTGCGCCCGCGCCCCCTGGGCTCGTGCCATGGTGTTCTCCTCGGGTTGTCGGGATCAGCCGAGCGGATCGGCCGTGGAATAGTGAAGCACCACCGGGATCACGGCGGCCTTCAGGCTAGCCGCGCCTTCGACGGGCAGATCGACGGGGCGCGGCGCTTCCGCCTCGATCCAGTCGCACCGGCCGCCGAGCGTGCGGTCGGCGGCAATCGTCGCACCCACGCTGGCGCAGAGCGTATCGAAGGCAGCGTCACGATTGGCACCCTGCACGACGGCCTCGATCTCGGCACGGTGCTGGTAGTGATAGGCCAGCGGCGACAGCGTCACCTCCGGCTCTCCAGGCTCGCCGTCGCGGAGGATCAGAAGGCCGGCAGCCGGCACGCGCTCGGGCAGCACCTCGCCGCGCAGGGCGGTGGCGGGCAGCGCTGAGAGCCGCTGGTGCAGTGCGGCGAGGATGGTTTCGCGGGGGGTGGGCATCAGTTTCTACCGCGCTGATGAGGAGTCGGCATTGTGGACTCGGCGAGTATAGGGTAGCCCCCTATGCTATGAGTCACACTGTCCAGAACAAATCCAAACTTCTCGCCAGAGTCCGCCGCCTGAAGGGGCAGATGGAGGCGATCGAACGGGCGCTGGAGGCGGAAGTCTCCTGCGCCGAAATCCTGAACCTCGCCGCCTCGGTCCGCGGGGCGACGAACGGCCTCGTCGTTGAACTCCTCGAGGATCACCTCCGCAACCACGTCGTTGATGTCGAAGGCGACGCGCAGCGGAAGGCCGGGGCGGACGAACTGATCGAAGTCATGAGAAGGCACCTGAAATGAGCCCGAACGCCGCCGCACCGCACGACCACGTCTTCCTCGGCGAGAACCATGCGCGCAATGAACGCCGCACCTGGCTGGTGATCGCGCTGACCGCGACCATGATGGTCGCGGAGATCACCGCCGGCACGATCTACGGGTCCATGGCGCTGCTGGCCGACGGCTGGCACATGTCCACCCATGCCTCGGCGCTTCTGATCACGGCGCTCGCCTATCGCTTCGCCCGCAAGCACGCGCGCAACCCCCGCTTCACCTTCGGCACCGGAAAGCTCGGCGATCTCGCCGCCTTCGGTAGTGCGACCGTCCTTGCTATCGTCGCACTGCTGATCGGTTGGGAAAGCCTTGTCCGCCTGCGCAGTCCGGTCCCGATCAGCTTCGACGAGGCGATCTTCGTCGCCGTGATCGGCCTCGTGGTGAACCTTGTCAGCGCCCGGCTGCTCAAGGACGACCACAGCCACCACCACGGCCATGCTCCTCACCATGCGCATGATCATGACCATGATCACGATCATGACCACGGGGCGGCAGCGACCCGCGGAGGAGACCGCGACAACAACCTGCGTGCCGCCTACCTGCACGTTCTCGCAGATGCGCTGACATCCGTTCTTGCCATCGCAGCCCTGCTCGCGGGCCGCAGCTATGGCTGGGTCTGGCTCGACCCGGTGATCGGCATCGTCGGCGCCCTCGTCATCCTGAGCTGGTCGTGGGGACTGCTGCGCGACAGCGGATCGGTTCTCATGGACTATCTGCCCGACCACGACGATCTTCCGGCCGAAGTGCGCGCCGCCATCGAAAGCGAGCATGACGAGATCGTCGATCTTCATGTCTGGCAACTCGGGCCGGGGCATCACGGTGCCATCATCGCGCTGAAATCCTCGCGCCCTGAACCGGTCGCGGCCTATCGTGCGCGGCTGCAGCACATCGACGAGCTGTCTCACGTGACCGTGGAAATCCATCCCGCCTGAGGTGCGAGGCTTCTCCTGAGCCTCGTGATCCTGGCCAACTCTCCTGTGCCGATGACCTCGTCTCGCGGCCGCCGATAATCCCTGAAAGGTAGCTGCGATGCCGACCATGTCACCGCTGATGAAGATCGCCACCGGAAGCATCGTGGTCGGCATCGTCGTGCTGGCGCTGAAGACCCTCGCATGGTGGATGACCGGCTCGATCGCGCTGCTGTCCGATGCGCTCGAAAGTATGGTGAACGTCGCGACCGCCATTGCAGCGCTCATTGCGATCCGCCTCGCTTCACGACCCGCGGACGCCAATCACCCCTATGGCCACCACAAGGCGGAATTGTTCAGCGCGATCCTGGAAGGCGTGATGATCATCATCGCTGCGCTGCTGATCATGCGCGAGGCCTATCACGGGTTTCTCGCGCCGCGCATGCTGGACGCGCCACTCGAAGGCCTGCTGGTGAACGGCCTGGCCAGCGTGATCAATGCCTTCTGGTGCTGGATGCTGATCACGCAAGGACGCAAGCGGCGGTCGCCTGCGCTGGTTGCGGATGGCCGTCACCTTTTCACGGACGTCATCTCCTCTGTCGGCGTGACCTTCGGGGTCCTTGTGGCGATCCTGTCCGGGTGGGCCATTCTCGACCCTTTGATGGCGGTGATCGTGGCGATCAACATCCTCTGGTCCGGCTGGAGGGTGATGCGGGAGTCTCTCAGTGGTCTGCTGGACGAGGCCATCCCGGATGTGACACTCGCGCAGGTGCGCGAAACCATCTCGCGGGAAGCCGAAGGCGCTGTCGAGGCGCATGACCTTCGCACGCGCCATGCCGGCCAGGCCTCGTTCATCGAGTTCCACCTCATCGTCCCCGGCGAGATGACGGTGAACGCCGCGCACGACATCTGCGACCGGATCGAAGCGGCATTGAAGGAGATCCTGGAGGGCTGCGTCGTCACCATCCACGTCGAGCCGGAGCGCAAGGCAAAGCGGTCGGGTATCGTGGTTCTCTAAGGTAGCCCGCGCGCCGCCAGGTGTCCGCAGGAACGCAGGGTCCTGCGCGCTGACTTCCTTCGCCTGTGTTCAGTTTCCCGCCACGACCAGTTTCAGATTTTCACCTCCACCCAGTTTGCCGCGATCAGCCCCGGCACCGCGTCACGCGCTCGCTCTGCATCGCGCGCCAGGTTCAGCCGCTTCGGCAGCTTGACCTGCGGCACCAGCAGGAAGATTGGCGCTGTGACGAGGCCACGCCCGGTTTTCGACCGTGAGGCCACCGCGCGGCCCTTCGTGTTCAGCCGCCCCTCGGCGACCAGCAGGCTCGGCCCCGCCTGCCGATAGATGAACCGCAGCCGGAGGCCCGTGCGGCGTTCCCACTCGCCTGGTGTGATCCGCCCGCCGCGCCGTGACGTGCCCGCAGCGGGAGTGGGAATGGCCAGCCAGAACCCGTTCCTTGAGCGGATCAACGGGCCAGTGTCATGGGCGTTGACGATGACCGGCGCCTTCGACCAGACCAGCGCGGCTGCGTTCAGGCTAGGCCTGCCTTTCGGGAACTGCTCGGAGCGGATGGTCCGGGCAAGGCGCGGCCCGAGCCCTGCGCCGGTGATCTGTGCGCGCCAGGCATCCTTGAGACCGGTCCCGGCAATCCGCATCGCCGTGCTCACGGCCTTCTCGCCTGCCTTCACCTCGGCATCGAGCAGGCTGGCAACATCGCCAACGATGTCGATGCCGAGTTTCACGCGGGCCTCAGATCGACGGTCCAGACCAGCCGCTCGCGATCACGGACAGGCTCGCCCTCGATGAGGAAGGCGTCCCCCTCGATCTCGATCCGGTCGCCGGGACGTGGAGCCGAAACCTCGGCCATGCGCAGGTCGATCCGAGTGGTTTCGGACCAGATCCGCGTATCGCCGAAGTCGGTGACCGCATCGGCACGTCGGGCCACGGTGCGCACCAGCACCGGCGCGCCGCCGTCGGCGATGTAAACCGCGTCACGCCCGACGTTCGGATCGGCAAAGAGCGCGTCGAGCGCGATCGCGAGTGCACTCATCACGTCCGCCGCGCGCTGCGCAGCACCTGCGGGCGGGTGCAGATCGGCAAAGGATTGCTCTCGATCTCGAGGCGCACCCATTCGTCCCGGTCACGGTCCGGAATCATGCGCGCGTAGAGCGGCAGGCCGAGCGTGTTCACCGTCTCGAAGGTGTCGGCCGGGGCGTAGTAGATCTCGAAGAGGCCCTCGACCCCCTCGGGATAGAAGTAGGCCTTGTCGGTCGGCACGCCGAAGCCGAGGCCGCCCCGGTAGCGGCGGAAGGTGATGCCGCCGAAGCTGACCTCCTCGCCCACGCGCCCGCGCAGATCGGCGGCGGCGGCGGTATTCAGGTAGGTCTCGCGCACCTCCTTGTGGGCGACCAGATCGGCGAAGAAGGCCGAGCCGCATTCGGCGCGCAGCTGGACCTGACCGGCGGCCAGCCCGCCAAGGCTGTCCTCGACGCTTTCGATCAGCGCCTGGCAACGCTTGCGCAGCGCACCCGAAGCGGGGCTCGCGTTGTCAAGGTCGAAGTCGACCTCGGTGGCGGGCGTGATGCCGAACTCGGTGAAGTAGTTCACCACCGTCGCCCCGTCCTTCGGATCCTTCACCACGCCTTGGATGCCGTTGAAGAGGTGGAATTCGAAGGTGGCCTCGGCGTCGTTCCTGAGCCGCCCCAGCTTGCGGGCCACCTCGGTCTGCACCTGCTGGGTGGCGGTTTCCGATCCGTGGTCGCGGATTCCCTGGATTTCCGAGGCCCAGAGCACATCCTGCTTCTTGAACTGCCGGACGACAAAGGCGCGCATCTCGCGGCGTTCCGGCACCTGTTGTTCATAGGCTGAACCGCGCTCGGAGAACGGGATCAGCTGCAGCGTGCCGTCCCGGCTCTCGATCACCACGGTGCGCGAACGCACGCCGCGCGGCCCGAAGAGGTTCGCGCCCGAGAGGATCGCGGGCTTGAAGGGGATGTTCTCCAGCGCGCGGGTCAGTTCGATGAGCGAGAAGGCATCGGCCTCAAAAATGTCCATGGTCGCCATGGGGGTTTCCTTTCGATGGAGAGATCAGCGCAGGAGGATGCCGAGCGCAGTCAGCGCTGCGGTGGCGGCGGCGATCTGCGGTTCCGTTGCACCCTCGGGCCAGACGAGCTCGTAGCGGTTGACGATGGCCGGGCCGCGCAGGACCACGACGGCGGTGGCATCGGCGGCCGTCGCGTCGGCCGGGCCCCAGAGAATGCCGGCGGCGTTCTGGCTGCCGTTCGACGCGGCCGGGGTGAGTTGCGTGAACTTCCCGCCCGTGGTGATCTTGCCCAGCACCGTGCCGGGCTCGAGCTTGCCCGCGCCGGAGGCGAGGGTGACGGTGTCACGGGTGTAGTCGCGCGAGGTTTCCCAGACGAGGAAGCCGCCCGCATGTCTGCCTTCGGTCAGCGTGGTCATGGAAGATCATCCTTTCAGCTTGAAGGTGCGTGCGATCACGTCGCCCCAGGGACGGGCGGTGGGTGTGGGCCCGGGTTGCGGGTGATGGGGGCTGATCTGCGCCTCCGCCTCGGCCCTCGCCGCAAGAAGGCTGCAGCGAACCGCATCGAGGCTGGCATCCTGTTCGAGGAAACGCCCGGCCATCTGCGGCTGTCCCGCAAGGCGGCAGAGGTCGATCACGGCGCGGGCATGGGCGATGGCGTCACGCCGGATGGCGGTTGGATCGATGCCTGTCGCCACAGGGTCGGGAGTCGGCGGTATGCCCGGCTCAGGCTTGGGTTCACATGGGATCGCGGGAGCATCGTCGCCGATCTCGTCGCCTATGACATCCTCGGCGGTCTCATTGCCGTCCTGATCGCTCTCAGAAGCCGGATCGGCGATGGCTTCTGCCAGCGCGGGCGGCGCGTTGCGGAACCGCGCGATGTCGAAGCTGGCTGCAATCCGCACCGGTTCGATCATGCGGGTGGCAAGCCCGGCCTCCAGGGCCGCTCCCGCATCGAACCAGGTCTCGGCCGCCATCAGGGCCGCGATCTCCTCTTCGGTGCGTCCGGACCTTGCCGCATAGCCTCGGACCATGCCGCCCGCGATCTTGTCCATGGTGTCGGCCATCTCGCGCATGTCGGCGGCGGTGCCCATGACCAGCCCCGAAGGGTCGTGGATCATCAGAAAGGCATTCTCGGGCATGACGATCTCGTCACCCGCCATGGCCACATAGGAGGCCGCCGAGGCGGCTACGCCGTCGATCCAGACGGTGATCGTGCCGTCATGCCGCTGCAGGGCATTGTAGATCGCCACCGCATCGAAGACCGAGCCGCCCGGGCTGTTGAGGCGCAGGTCGATCGGCACCCCGTCCGGCAGTGCGCCGAGTTCCGCGAGAAATCCCTTGGCACTGACGCCATAGGCGCCGATCTCGTCATAGATCAGCACTTCCGCGCCTGTGCCCCGGGCGCGGATCGTGTACCAGCTTTTCATCCTGTCACTCCTGTTCGGATTGCGCGTCCGCGTCGGGCCCATCTGTTCCCGGATCGGGCAGCCTTGAGGGCGTGGCCCGCGCGCCTTGCGTCTCGCCGGGGCTGGTCCGGTAGCGGAGGCCCAATTCGGCCGACCGCCGGGCGTCGGCGGCGTTCTCGCGGTCGACCTCCTCGACATCGTAGCCCGTGGCCTCGACCACCTTGCGCCGCGAGGTGATGCCCGCCTCCATTGCCAGCACCTGCGCCTGGATGTCCTTCAACGGATCGACCCAGTCCCATCGGGGCGGGATCCACTGCGCGGCCCTGAACCGGCTGGGCGCGGCCGCAAACCCTGGCAGATCGAGCGCCCCCGCCAGCACTGCGGTTTCCATCCAGCGTGCCCAGATCGGGCGGCAGAACTGGTGCACGATGACACCATGCTGCAATTGGCCGATGCGACGGCGGAATTCGACCAGTTCGGCCCGAAGGCTCGAATAGTTCGCCTGCCGAACATCGCCGGTGACCAGATGATAGGGCAGTCCCAGAGAGGCCGAGACGGCGAGCAGTGTGCGGTACTGGAACGCCTCGTAACCCCCGCCCACATCGGCGGGGCTCGAGAACTTCACATCCTCTCCCGGCAGCAGGACCTGCATCGTGCCGGGCTCAAGGCTTGCAATTGCGGCACCCTCGGGGTCGGCCGCCCCTTCACCCATCATCGGCTCTTCCGGCGCCGTCTTGGTGATGAAGCCCGCGAACATCGCCGCGGTCTTCTTCCGGTCGAGTTCGGCATCATCGTACTGGTCGAGCAGGAACAGCCGCACCATGGCAGGCGCCACATGCGGCAGGCCCCGGATCTGGCCCGCATCGATGGGCCGGTAGATGTGCAGGACGTCCCCGGCCGGCACGCGGACAGTATCCGGCACCGCCACCCGCTGGTCCGTGCTGTCACCCGGATGGCGGCGGCGGAAGTGATAGGCCACACGGCGACCGATACCGTCGAATTCGATCCCGCAGCGGATGCGGTTGCCGGAGGGCAGCACTTCCGTCTTCTCGAAGGGCAGCATCTCCGACTGCAGCAACTGCATCTGCATGGGCACCATAAGCCCGTCCTCGGGCCGACGCGTGCGCAGCCGGACGAAGCACTCGCCTGCCACGAACATCTCGCGCGCAACCATGGCCTGCAGGCCGAAGAAGTCGGTCAGCGCGTCCGCGTCGGCCTCGTCCGTCCAGGCCAGCCAGAGCTTCTGGACATGGTCGCGAAGGCCCGCATCCTCGATCAGAGAGGACGGCTTGATCCCGTCACCGACAAGGTTTGCCGCAAAGGCCTCGCAGGCGTTCGCCGCATAGCCGTTGGTGACCACCAGTTCGCGGGCACGGGCCAGAAGACGCGGACCACCCGAGGCAACCAGCGCGTTGATGTTCTCGAGCGGCGGATTCCAGCCCTTGAGCCGTCGCCGCGCCATGGCCCCTTCGAGCCGGGCGCGCACAGCTGCAGGGCCGCCGGTCGCACCGCCAGCGATGGGCCCGCGGCGGAACCTGTCAAACAGACCCATGCTCAGAGCCCCTTGTCTATCACGACACGGACCTGCCGCACGATCCTTCGCCCTTCGGCTGAAGCGATCTCGCGATCCAGCGCCTCCATGGCCCGGTCGATCTCCGCCACGGAGCGGTAATCCACCGTCTTTCCGTCATAGCTGACCCGGGCCACGCCCGAGGCGCGCTGTGCGGCCAGCGCCTCGCGGCGGGCGCGAAGTTCCGTGATTGTCGCCATGACGGCCCACCTCTATCCTGCCCGTGACCCGTCCTGACCAGGCCCGCCATGACCGACCGGATTGCCCGCCTTCGCATCGAACTGCTGCATCTCGAGCCCTGCATCTGGCGTGAGCTCGAGGTCAGACTGACCACCAACCTCCGCGCCCTGCACGAAGTCATCCAGGCGGTGATGCCGTGGGAGAACTACCATCTCTATGACTTCCGGGTCGGCGACCGGGTCTATGGCGAGCCCGATCCCGAGGACGCGGTCTGGGGCCGCAAGGTCTATCAGGCCAAGGGCATGCGCCTCGGCACGCTGATCGATCGCGGCGTCACCGAGTTCCTCTACACCTACGATTTCGGGGACGACTGGCAGCACCGCGTGCTGGTCGAACACGTCGGCGCGGCCGATCCTGATACTGACTATCCGCTGTTCATCGCGGGCGAGCGCACCGCGCCGCCCGAGGACGTCGGCGGTCCACCCGGCTTCATGGATTTCCTCGAAGCCATCGCGAACCGCCGCCATCCGCAGCACAAGGACATGGTCCGCTGGTATGGCGGTCCCTTCAACCCGGTCGACTTCGGCGAGCCCGAGATCGCGGCCCGCGTTCGTGATCTCGCCGCCCGGCGCAAGGTCTCCCTCGACGCCTTCGCGCGCAGTCGCACGCTGCGACAACAATAGTTCCGAAGGTCAGCCCATATAGGTTGAGCGCACCGTCCGGCGCCGCGGACCCTGTGGCATCCGAGGAAGACCCGAGGGCGTCGGTCCGCTCTCGGCGCGCATCGCGTTCCGGTCCGGGAACTGCCGTTCCAGATCCTGCCATCGGGCTTCCGGCCAGCGATCCGCGCCCGCGATCCAGGCGGCGGCGCGGGCATAGACCCGGCAGTCCAGCGCCTCGTTCCGCTCGCGCAGCTTCTGCCATTCCAGCCGGGCGAAGCCGCGCTTGGTGCGCACCGTCACCAGCTGCTCGGCCACAAACTGCTTCAGCCATTCGTTCTCGACCCAATGCGGCAGATGCACCGATCCCGGCGGAAACGCGGCCCCTTCCGCCAGGTCTTCCTCGGTTGGACGTTCCAGCCGCAGGAAGCGATAGGTCTCGGCCTTGAAGGTCGACACCGCCACGGTCCAGAGCCGCGCGCCGCGCCGCAGGCGTTTCCCGCCCTCGGTCGCATCGACGAAGGTCGGCCCCGATACCGGGCTCGAGCGGTTGAACCCTTCGACGCCCTTGACTGGCGACACCTGTCCAAACCCCTGCGCCCGCGACCAGGAATAGACCGCTGGGGCCTCGTAGCCCGTGTCAATGGCCAGCCGTGCGATGCGCAGATGCGCGCCACGTTCATGTGGCCAGGACCGGTCCAGCAGCGCAGTCAGTTCCGACCACGCGTCATGCCGGTCCGGCCCGCCCTCGATGACGACGTGATCGACAAGCCAGCTTTCCAGCCCTCGGCCCCACGCCCAGACATCGACCTCGATCCGGTCTTTCTGCACGTCGGCCCCGGCAGTCAGGAACAGCCCGCCCGCAGGCACCGTGCCGGATGTCCAGCGCTCGCGCCGGTCGTAGAGCCGCTGCCAGTCCGGCGCCTCCCCGGTCTCGACCCATGTCTCGCCGAGGATCGTGTTGCGGAACGCCTTGATCGCTTCATCCGACCCTTGTGCAGCGTCCCAAGCCCGCACGATCCGCTCCCAGCTCAGCCAGCCGATCGGCGAATAGAGCGCGGAGAGGTGATACCCGACCGTGGTCGGATCGGCGGCCGTGGCGGTCGCCCGCCATTCGCCGCTCTCCAGCATCGCCGTCTTGTGGTGCTCCGCGATTGCCGCGTCGCAGCCCTCGCAGTGATACTCCGCTGTCTCCGGGCGGCCTTTCTGCCAGCGCAGCCGGTCGAACTTCAGCCACTGCATCGCACCGCAATGCGGGCACGGCACGAAGAACCGCCGCTGGTCGCTGGCATCGTATTCCCGCTCAATCCGCGACAGCCCCCGGATCGTCGGGGTCGAAACCAGCAGCACCTTGCGCCGGTGGGCGAAGGTCAGCGACCGCGCTTCCGCCAGCGTCACCGGATCGCCTTCCTCGTCGGCGGAGGCGGGATAGGCGTCGACCTCGTCGAGGAAGATGTACCGCGCCGGGGTGGACCGCAGTCCGACCGCCGAGTTCGCGCCCGTCATGATCAGGATGCCGCCCGCGAACTCCTTGGACAGCATGGTGTTGCCCGCGTCGCGGGATCGGGCGGGCTTCACCCGCTCCCGCAGTTCCGGGCTCTCGTCGATCAGCGGGTCGATCCGCTGCCGCGAGTTGCGTTTCGCCAGTTCCACGGTCGGTTGGACCGCCAGCATCGGGCCCGGCGCCTGGTGGATGGCAAAGCCGATCCAGTTGTTGCCCGCCTCGGTCGCGCCGACCTGCGCGGCCTTCATGAACACGATCCGCTGCGTGGGATCGCCCGGCGACAGCCGGTCCATGATCTCGCGCATGTAGGGCGTGCGCACCGTACGATACCGCCCGGGTTCGGCCGAGGCGCGGCCCGAAAGCATCCGGTGCCGGTCCGCCCATTCCGAAACGGTCAGGTCGGGGTCTGGCCGCAGCCCGTTGCCCCAGGCGCGCAGGATCTCGCCCGCGCCGTCGAACTCCGTCAGCGCGTCATCTTCACCGGAAGTCGGGCCGGACCTCGGCGAGTTCGTCGAGGTGGGCGCGTACATGTTTCTCCAGCACCTTCTGCATCGCGGCTGGCTCCACGGTGATCTGCTGGCCCGACGCGTCGCGGCACGAGGCCGAAAGCTCGGCCGCCATCAGCGCCGCGGCGCGTGCAGGCCAGTTCACCCACGCGTCCCGTTCCTCCCGCGCCAGCCGGAACACCAGCGCCAGCGCGCGGGCGCGCTCGATCAACTCCCCCTTCAGCTTTTGCAGACGGATGCGCCGCTCCTGCGCCTTCAGCACCTCGTTCGCCGTCTTGGCCTGCAGGAAGGTCGTGCCGCCGCCCACCGTCGGGACAGCCAGCCCCTGTTCGCGCAGCGTGTCGCCGACGGCGGCCACCGCCGCCTCGGGGACGGGCTTCAGCTTCGGCGCGGGTGGCTTTCGCGTCTTCGACGGGTCCGTCGTCTCGGCACGCCGGGCGTCGCTGGCGGCCGCGTTGATGCTGCCGTCCGGATAGAGGACCAGCCGCTCGGCCGTCTTCGCCTTCTGGATCGCACCCCGCGACAGCCCGACATGCGCGGCGTACTGGCGCTCGCTCATGCCTTGCATCGACAGCTCCGATTACCATTCAAGATCATGTGCTTATCGAGTTGATAAGCTTCGCGGACAGAGGGAACGTGTCTCCAGAAGGACGATGCAACTCACCACGGAGCCACCCCGATGACCCGCCGCGCGACCGACAACACGAAAGCCCTCGACGCCTTCATCGCCGCGAAGACGGAGATCGACGCGATGCTGGAGCGGCTCGCCGCGCTGAGCGCGGACCATTTCGAGACCAGCCCCGACGAGATCAACTGGGGCCATGTCGGCACCCTGAACCATTACCGCGCCAAGCTGCGCGAGATCACCGACATGGCCTTCAACGAAGGCGAACACGCCGAGTGAGACGACCCGCTCCCGGTCCCGCCCGCCGACTGGCGGGCTCAGCCTCGTAGAAGGGCCCGCATGCCGCGCGCCCCGATACGGGAGACGACGATGACCCAGCTTTCCGACACCCAAGCCCTGATCCTGAGCGCCGCCGCACAGCGCCCCGAGCACATCGCCCTGCCGTTGCCCGAGAGCCTGCGCGGCGGAGCCGCCGCCAAGGTGGTCGGCGCAATGCTCGCCAAGGGCTTCCTCGAAGAAGTCGACGCCGACACGCGCAAGGGCGAGCCAATCTGGCGCGAGACCGGCGGCGGCCACGGCGTCACGCTGGTCGCCACCGACGCAGGCCTCGCCGCCATCGGGATCGAGCCCGAGGACGCGAACGCCGCACCCACGGGCGCGAGGGACGCGCCGACCGAGGAGCCCGCGCCGGACACCCCCACCGAACCGAAAGCTGCGCCCAAGACGCGCACGCCGCGCGAGGGCACCAAGCAGGCCACGCTGATCGCCATGCTGCGCGCGCCGGACGGCGCGACCATCGAGGAGATCATGGCCGCGACGGACTGGCAGTCGCACACGGTGCGCGGCGCGATGGCCGGGGTGCTCAAGAAGAAGCTCGGGCTCGAGGTAACCTCGGAGAAGGTGGAAGGGCGCGGCAGGGTCTACCGGCTTCCCGCCGCCTGACACACCCGACCACTACCACTTTATAACCGCCGTCCCTCTGGGGCGGCGGTCGATCATCTGGCGATCCGCATCCGGATCGCATTCACCCTTGTGCCACCGTCAGCCGATCAGCGCTTTCTGCAAAGCCGGCACGTCTTCGAGGACCTGATCCACGAAAGCAGCGACCCGAGGTGTCCTTCGCAGGTCGGGTGCCGTCAGCAGATACCAACTCCGTGTGAGCTCCTCGACAGGTGGAAGAACCTGGATCAGCACGTCTTCGGCATCCCCAAGGGTCGTCGGTAGCGGCGCGATCCCGACGCCAGCCTTCACGGCCGAGAGCGTCCCGAGCATGCTGTTGTTGCGGCTGACGATGCGGGCATTCGGTACTGCAACCGGAAGCCATTTCGCCACCCGGTGGTTTTCCATGATCCCGTCGAAGCCGAGCAGCGCATGGTCAGCCAGATCAGCAATGCTCGTCGGGCGGCCGCGTTGCTGGACATAGCTCTTGCTGGCATAGATCGCCCAGATCGAATCGCAGATCTTTCGGCCCACGAGCGTGTCGTCCACGGGCTCGCCGGACCGGAACGCGACGTCCGCCTCACCCTTGCTCAGGTCGAGGTACCGGTCGCTGGTCACGAACTCCACCTGAAGCCCGGGATAGCGCTCATGGAACCGGTCCAGCAGCCCCGTCGCGACGATCCGCGGTACGGTCGGCTCCGGGCAGGTGAGGCGCACGACTCCCTTCAGGTCGTGCTTCAACGCCCGGATTTGCTGTTCAAGCGTGTGAACGGCCGTTTCTACGGCAAGCACATGATCGATCAGCGCCTCTCCAAGTTCGGTCAGTCGATAGCCGCTGGGATGGCGCTTCATCAGCGTCAGACCGATGGCTTTCTCCAGCTCCAGCAGGCGGCGGTGGACCGTCGACTGGTTCACGCCGAGCGTCTTCGCGGCGGCGAGGGTGCTTCCCTGCCGCGACACGGCGATCAAATGGCGCAGATCTTCCCAGTCGAACATTCTTCCGTTATGCATTTTTGCCGCGCGTTTCGCCAGAGTTGCTGCTGCCGCTGTCGCGGGCCCGCTGATAGCCTGACCACAGAGATGGAGGCTGACATGCACGAGAGAACCGATGTCGAAACCATGACCGCCGGCTTGACGGTCGGCGTGACCCGCAGCGCACAGGACAACGGCATGGCCAAGCTGACGCCGCTACACCGAGAGGTAGTAACGGGGCTGCCAAGGTCCGCAGAACAGGAGGTGCGCGTGCTGTTCGCGACCCTGATGCCGGGCGATGTCACCCCTTACCATTCCCATCGGTTCCCGGTGACGGTCTACATGATCGAGGGCGCATTCACGCTCGAGCTGGACGATCGGGAGCCGGTCGTGATCGAGGCGGGACAAGCCTTCGTCGAGCCTGCTGGCGTGAACATGACGGGTCGAAACAGGGGCGATGCTCCCGCGCGCATGGCCCTGTTCTATGTCTGCGAGCCCGACGCGCCGTTCGCCGACCCGGTGAACCGGGATGCAGGAGCGCACTGAACGGTTAGGCCGATGACCAGGCCTCAGCCTTCCTTTGGCAAAGACTTGGTCCTCGGAATTCGAGGCGAGGATGACCGAACCCGGATAGCCTCGAACACCCGCCGCAGGGCGAAGGACCGTGCAATGCTTACCAAGGTGAACACCGCGCCCATCTTCAGGTTCTGCGCCAGCGTCGTATGCAGCCCGAAAACCGGGAAGATCACGATCTGCGTGACCACCGCGACTCCGTAGCCGACGATCACGTTGGCGACGGACTCGACCAGCGACATGAGGCGGGATTGCTTCATGTCGCCGCCTCATCCATCGGCCAGCAGTTCAACTGCCAGAGTTCGCAGCGCATGCGCCGCAACCAGCGGGACCACGCCGTTGCCACAGAGGCGAAGCCGGTCCACCCGGTGGGCCAGCCCATCAGCGCCTCGACGAACAGCGGGTTCAAGGTCCGGCGCGTATCTGAGGTATCGCGCCCAGTCATCGGCGTCACCAGGACCTGGCGGCCAAGCAGGCCGTTCACCGGGGTGTTGGCAAGGCTCGTCGCCCCGTCCTTGTGATCGCGCGCCGTCGGCGTCATCCACATCCCGGCTGCATGGGTCAGGTCTGCTGTCCGCCGGTTGCCCGCGCTCGGCTTGCATCCGTCGTTCGCCATCGGCGTCGGCCAGTCCCGCGCCATCCGGTCCAGACCCTTCTCGTCGCGCCTGTCGCCACCCCGGCTGCGGAAGCTGTCGATCTGCGGCGTCGGCCAAAGTGCTGCCGTCGTCGCCAGGTTCATCCCGTGCTGGCCTGCTTCCTGCGATGGCGTCGGCTTCGTCTGCCGGTTCTCGTTGGCGCTGGCCCTCGGCGTCGGCCAGAGGCGCAGCAGTTCCGTCCGGTTCCCGCCACTCGACCGGGTGCCAGAGCAGGCGCGCGGGGTCGGCCAGCTCGTCGCCCTCGCGGTGTGCGAGGATGAAGAGCCGCTCGCGCCGATGGGGCGCACCGACTTCCGCCGCCGTGAAGAGGCCTGCCGCAAGGCGGTAGCCCATGCGGACCAGTCCGTTGGCGACTTCGGGGAAGCCGAGGCGGAGATGATGGGCGACATTTTCGAGGAAGACGAAGGGCGGCTCGACCTCATCAATGATGCGGGCGACATGCGGCCAGAGGTGCCGCGGGTCGTCCGCGCCCCGGCGCTTGCCTGCGACGGAGAACGGCTGGCACGGATAGCGCGCAGTGACGATGTCCACCGCGCCGCGCCACTGGCGGCCGTCAAAGGTGGCAACATCGTCCCAGACAACAGCCGGATCCAGGGACGCGTCTTCCATCCGCGCCACGAGAGTGGCTGCGGCGAAGGTTTCCCGTTCGACATGGCCCACAGCACAATATCCGGGGATGGCGATGGCGAGCCCGAGGTCGAGCCCGCCCGCGCCGGAGCAGAGGGAGAGGCCGAAGAGGCACGCATCTCCGGTTCCGGAAGCTCGTCCGGAGGGATGTAAAGCCAGGTCATGCATGTCACGCGGCGGACTTGCGCTTTCGCGCGGGTTCGGGTTCGGCGTCCGTGTCCAGCGTATCGGTGTAGTCGCCCAGCCGCTCGGTTCTCACCTGCGCGAAGGTCCGGCGGTCGCCGTCGAGTATCGCGTCACGCCCCGTGTCAGCCTGCCAGCGTTCAACGGCGACATCGACGTAGGCCGGACTGATCTCCATCGCGAAGACGCGGCGGCCGTTGGCTTCGCCCGCCATGATCTGCGAGCCGGAGCCGGAGAACGGCTCGTAGCAGAGGCCGCCGCGGGCGACGTGCTGGCGCATCGGAATGCCGAAGGCGTCGAGCGGCTTCGGCGTCGGATGGTCGGGCCGGTCATCCTTGGCAAAGCTGGGCAGCGCCCATGTCGATGGCAGCGTTTCCTCGGCCACCTTCGGCGGGCGGTTCGGGCGGCGCCAGCCCATGAAACAGGGCTCGTGCTTCCAGAGGTAATGCGACCGGGTCAGAACCCCGCGGTCCTTCACCCAGATGATCTGCTGATGGACGAAGGCTCCGGCCTTTTCCCAGCAGGCTTCCAGCATCGCCTGGCGGCGCGAGGCGTGCCAGCAATACCAGGCGGCATCCTCCGTGATCGCCTCGGCGACGGCGGCGGCGATGAAACCATCGTAAAGCTCGGCCCCCTGCGAACTGTCGTCCCAGGTGGTGCCGTAGGATGCCGACCAGTCCTTGTTTCGCGTCGGGTGGTTGGAGCCGTCGTAGTCCACGAGATACGGCGGGTCGGTCGCGAACAGGATCGCCCGCTCGCCGTTCATCAGGCGGCGCACGTCGGCCGCGCTGGTGCTGTCGCCGCAGAACAGCCGGTGGTCGCCGAGGATCCACAGGTCTCCCGTCCGCGATGCCGGGTTGCGCGGCGGCTCGGGGATGGTCACCGGCGGCACGGAGCCCCCGGCGCCACCTTCTTCACCGCCGTCTTCCGCGACGAAGGCCAGCAGCTTGTCCAACTCGCCATCGGAGAAGCCAACCAGCGACAGGTCGTAGTCTTCAGCCAACAGGTCGTTCAGTTCAGCCGACAGCAGCGCCTCGTCCCAGGTGCCGAGTTCCGTCAGCTTGTTGTCCGCGATCCGGTAGGCCCGCCGCTGCGCCTCGGTCAGATGCCCCAGCACGATCACAGGCGCCTCGGTCAGCCCGAGCTGCGTCGCGGCCAGCACGCGCCCGTGGCCTGCGATCAGTTCGCCGTCGTCGCCGACGAGGCAGGGCACGGTCCAGCCGAACTCGGCCATGCTGGCGGCGATCTTGGCGACCTGGTCCGCGCCATGCGCCTTCGCGTTCTTCGCGTAAGGCTGCAGGCGCGACAGCGGCCATTGCTCGATCCGCTCGGGGGCGAAGGCGAGGGTCATGAAGGTTCCTATCGATGAAGGGGGCGGCGATCAGCGGCGTCGCGCGATGGTTTCCGGCTGGTGGAGTCCACCGGCTTCCGGCTGGATTCCGGGGTCCAGGGCATCCACCCCGGAGTCCACCAGCGAAGGCGCTGTTATTGCGTGGTTATTTCAGGTTGCGTGGTGGCTTCCGGCCGGGGTGGCTTCCCAAAAATCCGGCCCTGTCACTGGCGATGTCCCGCGCTTCGCCCGCCAGCATACGAATATCGCCAGGAAGGAACCGGAAACTGCCGTGGGCTAGACCCCGGCCGGACCCTCGCTGGATGCCGGGGTCCAGGTGGCCCCCGGCAACGCAAAGGGGAGAGCGAGCTTTCCAGCGCACTCTCCCCATCTTGCCTTCGGAATAGCACGATCATGTTGCAGATGTCGAAGGAAAAAGTGTTGCAACACATTGGAGTCACTGCGCATTCAGGCGCGCAGCGATCTTGGTCAGGGCCAGTTGCCAGCGACGCCACGCGGTGGTGCGGTCGCAGCCAAGCTCACCGCTGATCTGCTTCCACGGCACACGGGCCGCTCGGGACCAGACCAGCTTGCGCTCCGCCTCCTCGATCCAGAGCACCCAGTCGAAGGTCTGCTCGAGCCGGGTGATCGCGGCGGCCGAGGGCCAGACCCGCATCGGCTGCGGCTCCATGGCCGCGATCTCGCGGCTGGTCCGCACGATGTCGGGCCAGGTGTTGAAATAGCCCTTGGCCTTCACTGGCGGCAGCCTGCGCAGGGTACGGAACGCCTCCTCGAAATGATCGGCGACGTCGTCCGCGGTCCAGACACGATCAGCCATTGCCCACCTCCCTCACCGGAGGAAGCTTGCCATATAGCTTCTCACCCACATGGCGGACGAGTTCGCGCTCAGGCCAGGTGAGACGCGGGTCATCGAGCGAGACGGCCAGCATGCGCTGCTCGTGCCATCCGTCCCGTTTGACCTGCTCGGGATCCCGGCGCTGGCCGCCGTAGCCCTTGGGGTACAGCCTCATGCCACACCCCCATTCGTCTCGATCGCCCAGACCAGCAACGCAATAGCATCGGCCTCGTTGTCGTCGACGGGGCTGAACCCGCGGGCGCGGGCCGCTGCGATCATTGCCTCCTTGGGCGCATTGCCCTTGCCGGTCGCATGGCGCTTGATCGTACCGACCGGGACGCCCTGGTAAGGGACGCCGCGCAGTTCACACCACGCGGTCAAAGTTGCCATCAGACCGCCATAGACATGAGCCGCGTCAGTTCCGGCGTGGCAGCGAACTTCTTCGAACCAGATGGCCGAGATCGGGCCGGACAGCCGGTCGAGTTCCGTCAGCCAATTGGTGAAGCGCAGATAGCGCATGCCGCCGCCATCGTAGCGCCCGGGCTTGAAGCTGGCCGTGCCAGTCGTGATCAGACCGTCATGACCACGCAGGGCCCAGCCTGTCGTCGTGCCAAGATCGAGCGCCAGCATGCAGCGCGGGGTGTTGTCGGATTGGGTCATCAAGACCTCCTCTTCGCTTTGGCGAGCGTGGCGGGAGGGCTGGCCGGTGAAGGCTGCGGTCTCGCCAGGCCCCGAAGGGTGGTCTGGTCATGTCAGGCGCGGGGCGAGCGTGCCGCCCGGCAGATCCTTCAAAACCGTCAGAGGGGTCGCTTGAAAGATTTCCGCCCCTAAGTGGTTGTCCTGTATATATAATATATAATCTTTCAATTATTCAATATTTCAATAGGTACCTCTCTCCTCATATTAAAACGCGCGCGCACGCCTAAAGGGATAAGGGGTCCTCTTGAAGGATTGAAAGATTTGAAGGATCCCTCTTTTCTATTTCATAGCATAGGCTTGACCCCACCCCTTGCTTCAAGATCGCCTTTTGATGCTTTGAAGGATCTCCGGTCATCCACCCCACCTTGCCATCCTGTAGACCATGGCTTGCTTGGTCGATGACCCGCGCATGCCGGTGGTGATGTCGCCGCTCTCGATCAGGGTGAGCAGGATTTCGTCGCGATCGCGCGATTTCAACCACTGCGAGGCCCGGGTGATCTCGGATTTCGTGATCCCCTTGGCCCCGGATGAACGGATGATCTCCTTCAGTCGCTTCAGGTGGGCCTCCGTCTCGGTATCCGCGACATGCCGCTCAACCGCTTCCATGGTCCGCTGGGCGTAATGCCGCACGAAGCCGATGGCCCACTCCGCTGCCGTGATCTCGATCTCGGGCCGGGCCGGATCGCGTCCCACCGCCACGATCAGCGCGAGCTTCAGAGCGTTTTCCCCGATACGGGCGAGGATTGCGGTGAAGGCTGTACCTGCCGCTGCACGTAGTTCCTCAGTCAACTCAATGCTGAGCTGGCGGAACCGGACCCTTGCCTCCTCTGTCATCGGCACGATCATCGGGTTCACGGCGGTGTTCTGATCGGCGGTCTTGCCGGTCAGATTGCCTTTCCTGACCCCACCGCCGGCGGCGATCAGTTGCAGCCCTTGGATCAGCGCGGGTGGTGCCTGCCGGATGCCAACGGCGATGTTTTCATCCGGATAGTCCTCGTCGCTGGGCAGGATCAGGAAGCGCGCGAGCGAGCCGTCAACGACGTTGGCCCCCTGGAGGGCACCCCAGAAGTGCAGCGGCGTCGTGGTGCCATAGACGCAAAGACAGGGCTGCACGATGTCACGCCGCTCGTTCGATCCATCCCGGTTGGCGTATTCCGCGCCGAGGAAGATCCCGCCGGCTGAGGTGTAAAGCTCGGTCATGTTGTCGAGGATCTCGGTGATGTGGCGCGGGCTGCGCTTGCGGTCTGCGGCAGCTGACAGGAACATGCCGAACTCGTCTATCTGGAAGAGGATCGCGGGCTGACGATGCAGCGCGGTCAGAAGCCCCGCGCCGGAGGCGATCTTGTTGCCGCCGAGGTGATGGGCGAGCCCGGCCTCGAAGAAGGTTTCGTTGATGATTTCACGGGCGTGGTTCTTCCCCGATCCGCTGTCCGCGATGCCGACGACATAGAGGTTCGAGCGCAGGTTGCTTTCGGTGCGGTAATTCCGCCCCATCAGGGCACCGATAGCGCAGAGGCTGGCCCCAAGCGACAAAAGCGGCTGCGGGCGCCGGGCGGTGGACAGCATGTAATCCGTCAGATCGCCCACCAATCCGTCAGGGATGGCGAGCGTGAATGGCGGTTCGGCTGGGGCCAGAGACGCTGCCGCTGTTGTAACATCCAATCGTGCAAGCAGCCCCGCCGCCGGATGATCCCCATCCTCGGACAGACTGCCATCCAGCCGTAGGTCTGGGTCGGGCTGCCAGCCGCGCTCCATGGCAAGATGGTAGATCGTGCCAGCGCCGATCCGGTCGGGCTTGAAGCTGGCCCAAGCCTTCATGGTGGTGGCGGGGACATCCTTCGCTGCCTGCGCCGACCAATTGGCGAAGATATCTGCCCCGGCCTCGCCGAGCGCGCCCTTCAGGGCCATGCCGACACGCATCCAGCTGTCGTAGTCCAGCTGCGCGTTTGGCAGCCACGCGAGGGCGGCCTCTATCGCGGGCAAGGTACCAATCTGACCGTGGATGCGCGCGATGTCACCGGCTGGTGCATTGGAAGCCAGCCCGCGCTGCCGCAGGGTTTCTGGCAGTAGCGCATAGGCCTCTTCGAGAAACGCCACCGCAGCTTCGGCCGTGATTTCGGGCAAGTCGGTGATGTCGATGTCCGCCAGCCCCTCCTCGGGCCAGGCATAGGGCGCGCCGGTGTCGGGGTGGATGGCATAGGCCAGGAACTGCTGCCCGAGGCAGAGCACTTCCAGCGGATGGCGTTTGATGCCGCGGAAGGGCTCGGACGTGCGATAGACCAGCATGCGCTTCGGGGCCCTGCCAATGCGCAGGGCGGGCGTGTCACCGAGACGCTCCCTGGCGAGCCGCTCGATCTGCAGCGCCAAGTCGGCATCGTCTTTGATGTCAATATCGACCGCAGCAACTGCGCCGCCGACAATGCCGATGCCGCAATCCGGCCAGGACGACCATGTGGACACCTCGACCTCGGTGGTGCCGCGTTCGGCATGGCGGTTCCATTCAGGGTAGTCCGCCCAAGCCCCGCGCTGGAAGCGGCCGGGCTTTTTCGTGCCCGGGCCGATGGGCAGGATGGCATAGCCATTCGTGACGAGCCGCGCGCCGAAGCGCGCCATGAAGGATGTGTCAGCCATCAGAAGGGCACCTCGGGGGTCATGGCGTCGAGGCGTTTGCGATCCCTGGCCGCAAGCTCACGCAGGTGGTCGCAGTATCCGGTTACGACCGCATCGATGAAACAGTCCCATTCGATCTCGGTCAGCGTGGCGAGGTCGGATTTGCCGATGCTCTCGAGGTACTCGCCGCCCATCTGGCCGCCGACGGTCATCGCCTCGGCCTCGTTCGGGGTGGGATCGATCATGCCCTTCCTCCCATGGCAGATGTCCTGGCAGGTCCGGCTGCAGAGTTGCTTGCGGCTGGCATCGCGCCGCGGGTCGGAGACGCGGAAATCCCGGTCGAACCAGCCAAACCCACGAGGTTGCCGGTGGCAGACGGCGCAGAGGCTGGTGTGGATTTGGGGCATGGATCAAACCTGTGGCGGGAGACTTCGACGTAGCGGCCCGAGGGACGGACCGAGATTTCGCTGGGGCGAGCAAGACGCGCGGCTTCCGCGATGGCCTGATCGACGGTGAGCGGCACCGGGCACTCCGGGGCGCGCTTGCGCCACCATTCAGCCGCCTTCTGCCGGGCATAGCCCTGATGCTCGATGCAGACCCATTCGCTGTAGGATTTCAGCCCGCAGCTATAAGTGACCTTCAGCGAGGGCAGCCCGCCCAGCTTGTCGTGGCGGCTGTAGGAGACGCCGTGCACCGGCAGCCATTGGACCTTCGGCGACAGGACTGGGAGCGTGGCCGCCGTCGGGGCGATCTTCACCTCGCGGGCCGGGAACACATGGCCACAGTCGGGGCATTCCGTCGCCGAAAGCGCGATGATGCTGTCGCATTCCGGACAGACCTTGGTCGGGGCCTCGCCGCCACCGGCCTCGCCGGGCCGCCGAGGCCGCACCAGATCGATCGGCCCGTGGCGGCGGACATTGCCAGCGAAGTCGAGGACCAGGCAGTTTTCCTTGCCCGGGGCGAGGCGCGTGCCGCGGCCCACCATCTGCACATAGAGCCCTGCGGACTTGGTGGGGCGCAGGAGCGCGATCAGATCGACCGCCGGCGCGTTGAAGCCGGTGGTCAGCACGCCCATCGAGGCGAGCGCCCGGATTTCACCCAGCTTGAAGGCCGTGATGATGGCGTCCCGTTCGTCCTTCGGCGTGTCGCCAAAGATCGTGCGGCAGGTGATCCCCTGTCGACCAAACTCCTCGGCCACATGGCGGGCGTGCTCGACGCCGGAACAGAAGACCAGCCAGGATTTCCGCTCGCGACCATGTGCGATGATCTCGGTAACCGCGGCGCGGGTGATGGCCTCCTTATCAACGGCAGCCGCCAAATCGCGCTGGATGAAATCGCCAGCGCGAGTGCCGACCTTCGAGACATCGAGCCGCGTGGCGAGCTGTTTCGACACTAGCGGGCTCAGATATCCAGCATCGATCAGATCGCGCACCGGTGCCTCGTAGGCGATGTCAGTGAAGAGCGCGTTCTTGCCCTCATGCAGCATGCCGCTGTCGAGCCGGAAGGGCGTGGCGGTCAGCCCGATCACCTTCAACGCAGGGTTGATCCGGGCCAGCCCATCCAGAAACCGGCGATACATGGTGCTGGTGTCGCCGGGAATGAGATGCGCCTCGTCGATCAGCACGAGATCCGTGTGGCCGATCTCAGCCGCGCGGCGGTGGATGGACTGGATGCCTGCAAACAGGATCTGCGCCCGTGCCTCGCGCTTGCCCAAGCCCGCCGAATAGATACCGGCCGGGGCCTCCGGCCAGAGGCCGATCATCTCGGCATGGTTCTGGGCGATCAGCTCGCGGACATGGGTCACGATCAGGATGCGCTGGTCGGGCCAGGCTTTCAGCACGCCCTTGATGAAGGCGGCCATGACGAGGGACTTTCCCCCGGCAGTCGGGATCACCACCAGCGGGTTGCCTTTGTGGTTCTGGAAATAGCCGTAGATCGATGTGATCGCGGCCTGTTGATAGGGGCGCAGGGTCAGCATGGCGCGGCCTCCGTTGTGCGGGCGTCGTTTGCCCAGGTCGAGCCATCGGCCATGCGGTAGGTGACGATATCGTCGCCCGCATCGATGACTTCGCCCGGAACGAGATCGGGGGTGAAGAGATGGCGGGTGCAGGCTGCACGCTGCTCGGCGGGTGCCAGCATCCGGTCGTGGCGGGCGCAGTGCCAGCCGCCGTCAACGGGCGTCGCATGCAGGCAGGACCGGCAGGTCACAGCCGCCCCACCGCCGTCATGACAGGCGGCATGGTGATCGCAGAAGCGGCATTCGAACCAGGTGGGGTCCTCGCTGATCCGCGCGGGCGGGTGCTGGGCGAAGATAACGCGCCCGGCCTTGTCCAAGAGGCGTTTGGCCATGGCGCTGTCGGAATCGATGCGCTCGATGTGCAGCGCGTCGGTATCCTTGCAGACCGCGACGTACAGGGCGCGGTGGATCCCCGTCAGATGCATGTAGATCTGCATCTGCGCGGCGTGCTGGGGCTTGGCCTGCACCACGCCTTTGGCGGTCAGCTCGCTGAAGCTCTTGACCCCATGGGTCTTGAATTCCAGCACATGCCAGGTCTTCGGGGCCTCGAGGATGCCGATGGCCACGCCATCGAGCGACCCGCCGAAATGGCCGCCATGGGCCTCGACGCGGAACTGGCGGCCGGTTTCCGGATCAACCTCGAGCACCGTCGCACCGGTGGCGCGCAGATTGCGCACGAGGCGGTCCTCCTCCAGCTGGCCGGTCTCGAAGAGGCGCAGCAGGCGGCCAGAATGGCGCGCAGGCGTGACCCAGCGGAAATCATACCAGAGTGCGCGAGCACAGGCCTTGCCGATGATGGACGCCCCGAGGTGGTCGCGGAAACCATCGCCCTGACGGGCCTCGTAGTCGGCATAGACCGCCGTCAGCGTCGGCGTGGGGGTGTCGGGAAGCTCAGCCATCACAGCCCCTCCCGTTCACTGCGCGCCTGCGCCTCGGCCAGAATGCCGGTCCAGGTTTCCGGATCATGGCGCTCGCGCAGAACGCCGATCAGCGCGTCCTTCAGCTTTTCGCGGCGGTGACGTCCGGTGCCTTGGGCCAGAAGTTCCGCCCGTTCGCGGCTGAGATGCCGCAGCGCCGTTCGGGCCCGGTGGAACCAGTCGGGGTCGATGGATTTGTGACCCCGCTGCCGGGCCAGATCGGCTGTCGCGATCTGGGTGCGGATCTTGGCAATGGCGTCGTCGAGTTCGATCAACCGGCGCTGATCATCAGGCAAGCCGGGGCCGTTCACGGCCACGGGGGCCGCGTTGTTCATGTCAGTCATGGGAGTGTCCTCAGATGGGGTTGGGCACCGCCCCGGCCGTCAACAGGTCAGGGCGGCGCAGCGCATCAGCCCTTCTTGTTCCAGGGCGCAGACGCCATCTTGGGCGGGGCCGCAGGTGTGGCGGGCGCAGCGGGCGTCGGTTTGGCTGCACGGGCCGCAACGCCGCGGTCGGGCGGCAGATAAGCGACGGCATTGCTTTCGCCGTAACCGTTCTTCGGCGGCTTGACCTTCACCTGGATCGTCATCGGGATCAGGTGCAGCTCCTCGCTGTCGCTGACATGCATCTTGCCCGTCGCGTGGCAGATGGCCGACAGCGTGCGCTGCGCGATTTCCACCGTGGTCGGGTTCGGGTTAACGAGGTTCAGCTGATCGAAGATCTTCCGCCCCTTGTACTCGCCCTCGAGGATGTCGAGCATCAGCCAGAGAAACTGGCCCATGCCGTTCTTGGTGACGCGCATCTCGCTTTCAACGATCTGGGCGCGGTATTTGCCAGCAGGCAAAAGCTCGTGGGCGGTGGTGGGTTCGACGCTGGTGGCGTCAAAGGACGTGTCGAAACGTGCCATGGTCTTGTCCTTTCAAGGCGATCATTCGGATTGGGGCATGGCCGCCATGAACTCTGCCCAGCTGAGGGGCAGCGTGTCCGGCAGGCCGTAACGGTTCTTGGCGAGGAAAGCGGGGCGCTCCTCGGTGTGCATGACGCGCGCACCAGACCCGAGCGCCCGGGTTACCTTCTTGTTGAAGCCGACATCGGATTTCGCGACCGAGATCTGATAGTTGGCGAAGAGCACGACGTCCGAATGCTCCTGCAAGAGCGCCGAGGCGCGGGCCTGCAGCTTGATCACGTACCGGTCGTAGGGCTCGTGCTCGGGGCTGTCGAAGCGCTTGATGTCAGTATGAGCGATCTGGATGACCGCCATGCCCTTCTGGTCCCGGAGCGCATTCAGCTTGTCGAGATACTCGCGCCAGATATTCAGCGCCTCGCCATAGCCCTTCCCAAAGCCGGGGGTTTCGATTGAGGCCCAGCCATTGCGTAGGCAGGCCTCGGCCCAGATCAGCGGCTCCAGCCAGTCGACGCTGTCTATGACCACCGTACCGAACGCGTGATCCTCGCTCAGCAGCGCATCGAGCGCCCCGGCCACATCCGCATAGCTTGTCGCCAGCGGAAAATGCGGCACCTGCAGCTTGCCGAGCCCGTCCTCAGTCATGATGAAGACCGGCCGGTCGGCATCGGCCGCAAAGGTGGACTTGCCGACCCCGGCGACGCCGTGGATCAGGATGCGCGGCGGCGTCAGCGCCGAGGTCATGCGCAGGGATGCGAGAGAAATGGCCATCAGATCGCTCCCTCGTTCAACACCAGACGGAACTTGGGCTTACCGGTCCGGACCGTGCGCGCGGGCTCAAAACCCCTGCGCCAGCTTTCCGGCAGGGCACCGTACTTGCGCTCCGAGACCGACAGCTTGGTGTCGATGAACTCGGCCGGGTCTTCGCCAGCGGATGCGATGTTTGCAGCGATCTTGGCGAGCTTGGTCTGGTCCCAATCGATACGCTTGGGCAGTTCGGCGATGACGGTGACGCCGCCATCCTCGAACCGGATCGTGCCAGTGTCCTTGCCAGCCTCATGGCGAAAGTCACCGGCGCGATCGGCGTATTTCAGGGAAATGGCGCCATCGAGCCAGTCCGAGATGGACTTCGCCTGCGTCAGCTGCTCGTCCGCCATGCCTTTCAGCAGGGCGAGCTGGTCGGCGGGCAGCGCAGCGATCTGGCCCACCGGCATGCGGTGGATATCGGCGAGGGTGATGTGATTGGAGATCGTCATGTCATCCCCCCTCACGCCGACATCGGCCGATGGGGTTCATGATCCGCGCCGCGGATCTGCTCGACCTCGAAGGCTTCGACATCCTCCAGCCGGTAGATCACCCGGCCGCCGAGCTTGATGAATTTCGGGCCTTCACCCGTCCACCGCCAGCGCTCCAACGTGCGGTGCGAAATGTTCCAGCGAGCCGCCAGCTCGATCTGGGAAAGGTGCCTGGTCGCCATGTGAACCTCCTTGGGATTTCCGCGAACACTTGCGGGATCAACATGGCGGAGGGCGTGGTAGGGCTGAGGGAGGGCACCGGTAGGGAAGCCGGTAGGAGAGTCACAAAATCAAAAGGCCGCCCTTCTGGACGGCCTTCGAAATGGCGATGGCTGATCGGATTAGGGCTCTATCCAACAGTTTCCGTCGGCGTATTTGATGAACGAGCGCCAGTCGTCGCGCCCGCTGAACACCTTTGAGAATGCGTTCGTGCCGTCCTTGTAGCCCGCTTCATACAACACGGCTTCAGTCAGGCATGTTGCAGAACCTGCTTCGTACGCATCGAACAAGACGTTCAACAGTCGCCGCTGCTTGGGGCTCTTGAAGGTGAGGGTTTCGCCGCGCAGCCAGACGATGCCGTAGTCATCCGAATGATCGATCGGGAAACGACGCTGCACTTGCCCGGGGAACACCCGCGCAGCGAGTACCTGCGGCGAGATCGTGAGCTTGGCCGGATCACCTGCAACATCCGACACATTGATGATGTGGTTGCGCTTCTGGGCGGTCTCCGGGATGCGCTCACCGGGCGTGGAGGTCAGGATAATGCGGATTTCCTCCGGCGGCTTGCGTCCGATCAGCGCCTCGAGCTGCGCCCAGCCCCTCGGATCTCCAAGCCGCCGGGCAAACCAGACGGGCGCTGGGGCCTTCGCTCCGGTAAGCTTGATGGTTCCCACGTCCCAGACAAGATCCGAGATCAAGGGCGTCGGGCGTGAGGGCCCGGCGCGCTCGAACGCCACCAGCATCTTGGCAAGGGCCAGACCGTAGTCGACCCTGCACGCCGCGATCTCCTCATTAGCGACCTTAACCCAGCGGCCGGTGCTGTCGTGATAGCCGTATGATTTCAGCTCGGCCGACCAGGTGGCCTCGACCGGTTCATCCTCGTAATCGTCCATCCTGGCAACAACTGGGACATGCCCGCTCGGCACCAGAAGCTTCGCTGCGAGCAATGCGTCGGTCGCACCGCGCGAGACCTGATGCAGCGCCGATGCCTGGAGAGACGTGCTGCGGGCTTCCATGGCCCGCAGCAGGAGGTCGATCGCCCGCTTACTCAAGGATGTCGCCTTCGTCATTGTCGTCTTTCAGGATGCCCCAGAGGCGCAGATACTTCTCGCCGATCAGGCGCTCTTGCGCCGTCATGTCCTTCAGATTGCAGCCGTGCGGCATCGTGACGTTGAGGGCCAGCGACTTGCCACGACCGCCGGAGGGGCCCGGATGGAACTTGATGGTGAAGCGTGCGCGGGTAATCACCCATTCCGGCACGTCACCTGCGTGACCGAACACATGGGCACCGCCCCCGATGTCCAGTCCGATACGGTGTTCCGCCATCTGCCAGATCGTACGGTCGGCGCCCGACATGGATTCAAGCGTGATGCGCTCCTTTGCGTCGCCGAGATCCATCAGACGCAGTTCCTTGACTGTCACGCTGGCAATCCCGTCGGCAGGGTCGGTCGGGAAGTCGAACGGCCGCAGCAACATGCTGAGGTCGAATTCGCGCAGCGGCAGCGACTGGTCCTCACCAAGGGTGATCCCGAGCAGATCGCGCGCCATGAACCGGGTCAGATCGATCCGGTCCTCGCGGGTCTTAGCCACAACTTCGATCACGCCAGTCGCAGCTTCATAGGTCAGCGCAGCTTCGAAGACAGGTTTCACGATCCGGCGTGACAAGGTGCTGTTGGCATCGAAGCCCAGCATGTCCTCAGGACGCCCCTCCCGGTAGACCGCGACCTGAACAAGTTCGCATTCTTCACCATCGAGGATCACCCGGTGGCGGTCGAAGATGTCGACATGGACATTGGGCGTCTCAAACCGAGCCCGGATTGCCGCCGTAAACGCCGCGAGCGAGATCGGGTCCTTTTTCACCTCCAGATCGGCATCGACGCCAAACCCGCTCCAGGACCGCGTCCGGCGACGTTCGTCGTTGTAGCGCACCTCTTCCGCGAGACGGAAACGATCAGGCTCCTTCAAAAAAACCCACAGCGAGCGATTGTTGGCCCCCTCCAGCGCGTCGAACACAGCGCGGTTTTGCACGACGTTCTGCAAGGCGTTCTGCCCCGGTTCATCAGCGAGAGCCGCGACACGGCCGGCATCAAGGACGACGCGCTGCTTTTCGTCGTCGGACATGCCGTCCACGGCCTTGATCAGCGGCTCGACGACGTCCGGCTCGGGCTTGGTCCAATCGACAGGCGCGAGCGAGGTGAAAGCGCCGGCAGTGAAGTAGTCCTGCAAACGGGTAACGGGGGTCTTGCGGAGGAATGCAGCAATGGAGGTCATGCGGGGCCCTTTCTTGGCCGGGAGGAGGAGGGAATCAGCGCGGCGCGATACGCTGACGTTCGATATATACCGAACAAATCGCCGAGTCTACTTGCGCGGCACATTTTTGTTCGGCATATCGAACGCACGTCCTGAACCCAAGGAAACCAAGGATGAAACGATGACCACGTCCCTCGGCGCGAAGATCAAGCGCCACCGCCAGGAAAAGGGATACTCCCTCGACAAGCTCGCCGAGCTGACCGACTCGAGTAAGAGCTACATCTGGGAGTTGGAAAATCGCGATACCCGCAAGCCGTCAGGTGAAAAGCTGACACGTATCGCCCAAGCCCTCGAGGTCACGACCGATTACCTGCTCGACGAGAGCGAGGAGCCCAGTGATCAGGTGCTGAAGGAAGCATTCTTCCGAAAGTTCAGCAAGCTTGCCCCGGAGGACCAGCAGAAGATCAACCAGATGATCGACATGTGGGGGAAGAAGGATTGAGCCTGCCGACGACGCCGCAGAGCTGGGCTAACCGCCTGACGAAGATCCTGTCCTTGCATCAGGCTGCGCACGGGTTGCCGCGGTTCCCCATCGATGTGGCAGCGTTGGCGCAGGATTTCTCGCAGCAGGTCTTTCCGGAGGCGCCGATTACCATTGTGAAGGGGCTTCAGCTCTCAAAGGGCGTCGAAGGCATGCTGATGCCGCACCCCAGCGGCTCTGGCGAGTGGGGCATCGTCTATAATGAGAGCATCCGGTCTACAGGGCGGCGCAACTTCACACTGGCGCATGAACTGGGGCACTACCTTCTGCATCGGCAGACCAACCCGCGCGGCCTACAATGCACCAATCGCAACATGGCCGAATGGGATGAAGCCAGAAATAGGATTGAGGGCGAGGCCAACACCTTTGCCTCGTACCTGCTGATGCCGTTGGATGACTTCCGCGCCCAGATCAAGGGACGGGTAATCGACATCGACGTGATGACCGAGTTGTCGGACCGCTATGCCGTGTCCCTGACGGCGGCGATCCTGAAGTGGATGACCATCACCGACAAGCGCGCCATGATCGTGGTCGGCAAGGAAGGCTTCATCGATTGGGCTTGGTCCAGCGAGCCGTTATTGAGATCCGGTGTATTCTATCGCGCACGGCAGGAAGTGACCGAGTTGCCGCCAACGTCATTGGCAGCGCAGGAAGTGGACTCGGATACGGGGCGCCACGGCCATCACCACCCGGCAGGTGTCTGGCTTGGCTCCGAGCCGGTGCGTGAAATGACCGTGTTCTCGCCCGGCAAAGAGATGTCGATTTCGCTGCTGCTCTATCCCGACCGCGTGCCATCGCGGTGGGAGATGGCCGAGCTCGAGGAAGAGCCAACACTCGACACGTTCGACAAGTTCATGGGCGACAAAGCGCGCTGATTCGCGCCCGGAACAGTCTACGTCAGCCATGGAGGCGACGGAGCGCATGCGCAGATTTGCGCGGTGCTTCTCATAAGCCGAGACTGTCCACAAGATATTGAAAGACTTGTGCTTTCCGGATTTCGCGATACCTTTTGACCATCATCCCAATCGCGAAAAGTCGCCATGTCATCCACTCTCGAAGGCCCGGTTTCGGGGCCCAACCCCCTATGCCCTGAGCGCATGTCATCCGAGGCGCGCCTTGCCGAGATCGGCCGCATCCTAGCCGCTGGGGTAATGCGGCTGAACGCTGCACAGTCCAGCGGTTTATCTGTCGAGAACGGAGACAGTTTCGTGGACTTCTCGCCCCGAAAGAGCGGTGGTCGTCGTGCAAAACGTATCCGCATCGGAGGAATTCATGAAGCATCACAATAAGATAGTTTCCATCCAACCGGGCAATGACCCAAGCCTGGACCAGACGGTGCTGTCACGCCTGGCCGCTCTGAAGGAGATGTCGGTCAAGGAGCTGAAAGCCGAATGGGAAAAGCTCATCGGCACCTCGGCACCGAACAACAGCCGGGCGTTTCTTGAACTGCGGATCGCCTATCGGCTTCAGGAACTGACCTACGGCGGCCCCGACCGGGACACGCGGCGTATGCTGGACTTGCTGGCCGACGAGGTCGAAGGCCACGCCCGGCGCAAACATCAGATCGCCGATCCCCGCAATCCGGTGGCGGGCACGAAGCTGCTGCGCGAATGGGACGGCGTCGAGCACACCGTGACCGTGCTAAAGGACGGCTTCGACTGGCAGGGACGCAAGTTCAAATCGCTCTCCGCCGTCGCCCGCGAAATCACTGGCACCCGATGGAACGGGTACCGTTTCTTTGGCCTGCGCGAGCGCAAGCGGGAGGAGGCATGATGCAGCTGGACAGTCGCCCGAACCGCCGCCTGCGCTGCGCCATCTACACCCGCAAGTCGAGCGAGGAAGGGCTCGACATGGAATTCAACAGTCTCGACGCGCAGCGGGAGGCCTGCGAGGCCTATATCGTCAGCCAGCGCTCCGAGGGCTGGGTTGCCACGCGCGAGCGCTATGACGACGGTGGGTTTTCCGGTGGAAATCTTGACCGGCCCGGCCTGAAACAGCTTCTTGCCGATATCGATGATGGTCTGATCGACGTCGTGGTGGTCTACAAGATCGACCGCCTCAGTCGTTCGCTGATGGATTTCTCCAAGCTGGTCGAGGTGTTCGACCGCAACGGCGTGACCTTCGTCTCGGTGACGCAGTCATTCAACACGACCACCTCTATGGGACGGCTGACGCTAAACATTCTGCTGTCCTTCGCCCAGTTCGAACGCGAGGTCATCGGCGAACGCATCCGCGATAAGGTGGCGGCCTCGCGCAAGCGCGGGATCTGGATGGGGGGCTATGTGCCCCTCGGCTACGATGTGCAGGACCGAAAGCTGGTGGTGAACGAGGCGGAGGCCGCCTCGGTGCGCCGGATCTTCGAACGGTTCATTGAGCTTGGCTCCGCTACGGTACTGGCGCGGGAACTGCGCCGTGAGGGCTTCCGCAACAAGCAGGGCACGCTGATCGACAAGGGCTACCTCTATCGGTTGCTCAATAACCGGGTTTACCGGGGCGAAGCTCTGCACAAGGGCAAGTCCTATCCGGGCGAACATGCCGCCATCATCGAAGCCGACCTCTGGGACAGCGCCCATTCCATTTTGCAGGAAAGCCCGCGCAAGCGTGCCAACAACAGCCGCGCCCAGACACCAGCGCTGCTGAAGGGGTTAATTTTCAGCGAGAACGGCGCGGCCATGACGCCAACGAGCACCAAGAAGGGGGCCAAGCTCTACCGCTACTACGTCTCAATGGATGTGATCCGGAACCGCGAGACCGGCGAGGAGACCGCGCCGATGCGGCTCGCCGCCGGAATGGTCGAGGACGCGGTCGTGACCGAAGTGCGGCGCATCCTGCAAACGCCCGAAGTTGTCACGCAGGTGTTGGCCGCCCTGAAACGCGACGGCCTTGGGGCATACGAGGCGGATGCCATCGCTGCTCTGCACGAGTTCAAGGCTCTCTGGTCACAACTCTTCCCAGCCGAACAGGCCCGCATCATCCAGCTTCTGGTGCGGCGCGTCACGGTCACCGCCGCTGGGCTCGAGGTCGACATTCGCCGCGAGGGGATTGCGGGCGTCATCCGCGAGATGGTGGCTCCACGCCGGATGGAGGCTGCAGAATGATCAAACCGGACGACACGATCCGCGTGCTGATCCCGTTGAAGGTGCGCAAGAAGAACGGGCGGCCGAAGATCTTGCCGCCCGCCGACTATCGACCGAGCGAGGATCAGGCGCAGGATCCGCACATCCTGCGCGCAATCGGCCGCGCATGGGGGTGGCGGCGGCGCATGGATGCCGGTGAGTTCGCCACCATTCAGGAACTTGCCGAGGCCGTGGGACTGGCCGAACGCCATGTCAGCCGCCAGCTCAGGTTGGCATATCTGGCACCCGAGGTGCTGAAGCGGCTGACTTGCGGGCGAGAGGCGTCGGCAGTCAGCCTCTATGATCTGTGCTTTCTGGCGGGCGAAACCTGGGTGGAGCAAGTGGAGCACTCCGTCGGCAACGCATTGGCTAGAATGACGTGATCAGCCCAGAGCATTCGTTAGAGTAAGCATCAGCGGCGAGGGGTTACTTCTTAAATGCGGTCGATCAGAAGTGGGAAGGAATGGTTTAGCCGCTGTGGCCTGACTTTGTTCTAGCCTCACGCGGCTCAGGGCAGTGATCGTAGCGCGTAGGTCATGTAAGACTGCACTCTTACAGAAATGCAGCCCTAGTCGGCCAGAGCGTCCGGCAACTTCGGACGGAGACGCGGCTCAGTTCTGCCAAGCCATGGCGCCCCATATTGTGCCGGCACCGAAGGCTGACAGCAGGACCGGGCCGTTGTCCAGCAATCCACCCTCTGCATGGTGGCAGGACAGGGCGAGGGGGATCGTTGCAGCCGAGGAATTGCCGTGCAGTGACAAGGTACCAAGGCGCGGCGTGTTCCCCAGCCCCAGCCGCCCCGCAACTTGGTCGAGAATGCGACCATTGGCCTGGTGCGGCATCCAGAACCCAAGGTCGTATGGGTGTAAACCTGCACGTCGAAGCGCCTCCGCGCTGGAGGTCGCCATGCATTCCACCGCCCGGGCAAAGACGGCGCGACCGTTTCGCATCTGCATCCGGGCTTCGATCGGCGTGCCGGGAACATCTGGGGTGCGGCTGCCGCCTCTTTCGATCAGGATCTCATCGTATAGCCCTCCATCAGACCCGAGGACCACCGAAAGCGGGCCTCGGCCCGGATCAGCGCAGGGCGCCACCACGACCGCCCCCGCTGCATCAGCAAAAAGCGCCCGCGTGCTGGCATCCTTGGGGTCGATGCGGCGGGATAGAATGTTGGCTGCGATCACCAGAACCGGCTGTCCCGTCAGCCGGGCATGGCCTGCTGCGAGGGCGAGAGCATGAAGAAACCCCGAACAGGCCCCTGCGATATCGACGGCGCCGCAAGACAACCCTAGGCGATGCGCAACCAAAGGCGCCGTCGGCGGCAAGAGGTGATCTGGCGTCGACGTGGCCAGTAGCAAGAGGCCGATCTCCCTCACCTCCAAGCCCGCATTTTGCAGCGCCATGGCTCCGGCAGGCACCGCCAGATCGCTCAACGCCTGACCGGGGCTGGCATAATGCCTGGCAGAAATGCCGGTACGGGCCAGGATCCAGCCCGGTGCCAAGCCCAGATCTGCCTCGATCTCGGCATTGGTCACCACCCGCTCGGGCAGATAATGGCCGAAGCCCGCCCAGCACAGACCGTCAGCCGAAGGCAT